TGAATTAAATATTGATTTGCTTCAGTTGCAAGAACAGTTCCTTTTTCTGAAATATAAACAATTAATTCCTTTTTTTCTGCTGGTTCTTCTATTTCCCCTGTTGAAATATTTTTTATTTCAGTTCTGCGGGCATCCCCATAATCTTTTTTAATACGAGTAATTTCACGAATAACTTCATCATCAAATCCAGGACCTAAAATATATTCCCAAAGAATTATATTCTTTTCAATTTCTTTTTGTTCACTTTCAAGAGTTTCTTTTTCTAAACGAGAAAGTTTACTAAGTTTCATATCAAGAATAGATTTTGCTTGCTCTTCACTAAAACTATATTTAGTAATTAATAGTTGTTTAGCAACAGTAGAATTTGCAGAGTGTTTAATATCTTGAATAATAGCATCAATTATATCTATCGCACGAAGAAACCCTATAATTATATGTAGTCGTTGTTTGGCATGAGTCAAATCCCATTCGTAACTTTTACGTATCATATTTTTTAAATGATTAAGATATGTATAAATCATATCAGACCATCCATATACACGAGGGATACGACCATCTTGAAGCATAACCATATTAATACCAAAATGACTTTTCAAAGAAGTTTCTTTATAAAGTAATGAAATAATTTTATTTATATTTGCATGTTTTGTAAGTTTAATACGAATACTAACACCCTTAAAATCAGTTCCATCAAAAAATGATTCAATTCCAGGTAGTTTAAATGCTTCTATAGCTTTTGTTAATTGTTCACAAATAGTTGTAGTAAAAACCTGATATGGTAATTCTTTTACTATAATTTCATTTAAATCTGCATCATATTCCATTTTTGCAAGTAAAGTAATTGATTTTCCTTTGCCAGTTCTTAAACTTTCTTTTACTTCAGAGATGTTACTGAGAATACCACCAGTTGCAAAGTCAGGAGTACAGAACAAATCATTGTAGGCTAAAAAAGCATTTTTGACAGCTTTAATAAGAACATTACACACTTCTGTAATATTAAATTGGGGAATTGATGAAGCGAGTCCAACGCCGATACCAGTATTACCATTAACTAATACATTAGGAAAATAACTTGGGAGTACAGCAGGAAATCGTATGGTATTGTCATAATTATCTCTCCACTCATTAATAGTATCTTTTTTAAGAAATTTTAACATATCAGATGAAGTTTTATCTAATCTAAATTCAACATAACGATATGCACCATAATCATCTCCATTACACATTGTTCCATAATTTCCTTGAGGTTCAATTAATGGATAGCGTAATGAAAATGGTTGACTCATACGGACAAGATTGCCATAAATAGGAGCGTCACCATGAGGAGAAAGAGACATTGTAGCTGTAACAGATGCGCCACCTTTTTTCATTGGTTTATCGTGAGTAATTCCTTTATCCCACATGGCAAAAAGAATTTTTCTTGCTCCCATTTTCAATCCATCACGAGAGTCAGTAATTGCACGAGTTTGTGCAACATACCCTGCATATTTTAAATAACTCTCTGATAAATAATCTTCAATATTTTGTTTTTGAATTTGCATTTAATTCTCCTTACTCTATTAATTCTGAAAAATCTAAATTTTCAAAAATATAGTTTCTGCGTGGTTCAACATCATCACTCATTAAAAGTTCAAACATGTTAGTTGCCGCAGCACCATCTTCAATTGTCATTTGTAAATATCTTCCATTTGTCATTGAAAAGATAGTGTTTCTTAAATCTTCTGATGTCATTTCACCTAACCCTTTAAATCTTGTAATTTGAATTCCTGAAGATTTTTTAAATGCTGATTGTTCTTCTTCTGTATAAGTATACCACACATCTTTTCCTTTTGTAATTTTATAAAGAGGAGGTTGTGTTGCATATACTTTTCCAGAATATAAAAGTTTTGGCATTAGTTTATAAAATAATGTTAAAAGTAAAACTGAGATAGAGAGACCATCAACATCGGCATCAGCCATAATACAAATTTTACCATATCTTAGTTTCTCAAGATTTACCTTTTCAAAAATTCCACAACCAAGTGCTTTAATAATATCAATAACTTCTTCATTTTCTAATACATCTTCTATATTATTTTTTAATGCAGAAATTATCTTACCACGGATAGGTAATCCAGCCATATATTTACTATCACGACCATTTACGACCGTTCCAATAGCTGACTTACCTTCTACAATATAGAGAATTGAATTTTCATCATGAATGGCACAGTCTTTTAATTTTGAACCTAAAACATTTTTATCTTTTTTAGAACTAGCAGTAAGTTTATCTGCATTAATAACAGCCTCCCGAGCTTTTTCTGCCGCACGATCAGCTTTTTCTTCTCTTGTTAAGAATTCATTAATTGCTTCAATATCTTGAGGATTTCTTAATGAAAAGTCTTTCCAATTTTCACTAAATACTTTATCAGCTAATCCTCGAAGTTCTGGATTACTTATTTTTGTTTTTGTTTGATTTGCGAATAGTGGTTTTTTAACTGAACAGGATATAATGTAGACAAGACCACGTCGTACCACATCTCCTGTAAAAGTTCCTTTAAATTCTTTATTGAGGATTCTAGTAATAGCTGTTTTAATTCCAGTAGTTGGAGTTCCTCCATCTTGACATTCAGCTCCATTAACAAAACAGAGACATTTTTCTGGTCCTTTAGTCCACTTAAGTGCGATTTCAATTAAGTTATTTCCATCAGATATTTTTCCTATAATATTATTTTTATGAATTGGAGTTTTAACTGTATTATTCAATAAATCTATTATTCCATTTTTTGAACAATATTCTTCTGTTTTTTTATTTTCCATGTCAGTAATTATAAAAGTAATTCCTGGTAAAAGATAAGACATGTCTTTTACTTTTTTTGCAATAAGTCCATAATCAAATTCAAGGGGTTCAGCAGAAAAGACCTCTTGGCTGGGAACAAAGTAGATATAAGTACTCGTCTCTTCAGTCGGATTCCCTTTAACCGCAACTTCTGTCTTAGGGATACCTTTATCAAATTCAAGTGTCCATTCAAATCCATCTCTTTTGGTAATAACTTTAAAATAATCACTAGCACAATTGATAGCACTACTGCCAATTCCATTAAGCCCACGAACACTTGTATAACTTTCACTATTAAATTTTGCTCCCGAGTGGCTCTCTGTTAAAAGTGTAACTAGAACCTCTTTAATATTTCCTTTAGGTCCACGAGGAATACCTCTTCCATAATCTTTTACTGAAGCAGCATTTTTCCAAACTTCAATTTCAATTCTTTTTCCAAATCCAACAATTGCTTCATCAAGACTATTACTTATAATTTCAAATAATCCATTTATAGCACCTTCATTATCTGGAGAACCTAAATACATTCCAACACGAATTCGCACAGCATTACAAAAATTTAGTTGTTCTATATCATCTGCACCATAAGTTTGTTTTACCATCTTATTCTCCATTTCCAAATATTTTGCTCCATTGGCAGTCTTCTAAAGATATATCATCACGGAATCCAATAAATTTTGGATGTCTGATACTGGCTTCTGTTGTTTCCATTCCAGTTATTTCAATTGGACGCATGATAATATTATCTGGTTCAATTATAAATAAATCTTTTAATGCTTCTGATAAACCTGAAACAAAACAAATTGGAACTATTTTTTCATCTTTATAAACTCCAACTTCAAGAGACCCTGGCCAACCCATTAAATATGGTTTTGTTACCGCTTCAATTGGATCTCCATTTAAATAATCTTGATAAAAATCTCCAATTATTTTCTTTTTAGTTTTAGAATTTTCCCAATATATCCAATTTGATAATTCTTTACCAAGATAATCTCTAGTTGGTTCAGTAAAATTTCCAGTAAAAAAACAATCAATATTATTTTGAAATTCTTTTTTAATTTTAATTGTTTTCCAAGCAGTTCTTTTTCCAGGAGTTACTTTTGAATTTAAGTTTACAAGAACACAACCTTCTTCACCATTTTCAAACGCTTTTCCAATGAAGTCGAAAATTTCTGTTGCTCCAGTTACTAAATCAACATGATCTATATAAACAAATTCACCTAATTCAAAAATTGATTTTAAGGTTTTAATTCTGAATACATATTCTTTATCCATCAAATGAATCCCATTTAATGCCCAAATATCAAATACATAAAATCTAGGATGACATTTTTTTTGAGCAATTAACGAATTTTTAACAAGAGAGCCAGTATAAGTTCTAATTGCGCTACTAGTTTCCCCTGGGACATAAATTTCTCCTAAAATACAAGTACCTGGATTAAAATTTCTTTTAATCCAATCTGTAATGAACGGTAAATGATGATTTAAGTTGTGTATTTCTTTTGCTTTTGTTCCTCGACCAAGAATATATATTTCACCATCTATATCATAAATAGCCCTTAAATATTCTCCATCTTTTTTAATAGTTGCGCCATAAGCCCCTGTTAAGATAGCTTGTTTAATTTTTTCTTTTTTATCAGATGTTTTTGCTGGCATATCCCAGTATTTTTCACATTTTAATTCTCTATATAACATTTTGTAACTCTTTCCTTACTCTCATAAGTATTTTACCAAGTTTATTTTGTCCACCTCTTACTTTATCTACTCCCCAATATGAGTCTCCCCAAAAGTTTCCTTCAACTAATTCTTCACTACCAGTTGCAAGAAGTTGTTCTTTTAAATCAGAATTATTTTTAAATTTATTTAAAACTAAATCATACATAACTTGATCTTTAATAAATTCCCAATCTTCTCTAATTCGAACTGTTCTTCCTCTTCTTTTTGCAAGTCCAGGAGTTGATGCAGATGCAATAAAAAGTCTATTATTCTCATCTTTTACTTTAGCAGCTTGGAAAGCATGTTCAACACTTATATATTTATGTCCTTTGTAATAGATGTTACAAATATAAAAATTACTTAAAAATTCATAGTTCCCTGAGAAAAAATCTATCATATTTTTGTACCTCTTTTATTATATATATTTATATTATATCATAAAAGATTAAAAAAGTCAAGTTATTTCTTGACTTTCTCCTCTTACTGCATCTAAAAATTGTAAAAAAGTTAATGTTGGTAATATTCCTTTTAAATGAGTTGAATATTCATCCATAACATTTGTTAATATACTATAAAGTTCTCTTTCTTCAACATCTATTTCTAAATCTGAAAAAACTTCTTTATAAAATTTT